TGATGAGAGCTCAGTAGATTCCTTAAACGCTCTTTCAGACGCAGACTGTAACCACTTATGTGAATTATTGACATAAAGTATTTATACACCTACACTCCACCTAAATGTTAATAGAGAAACTCATAGGATGAAAAACACTTTTAAAAACCTTAAAAAAATGTTCCGTAAATTTCCTGACGGTATGATGTTGTTAACTGTTGGAGAAGAAGTAGTATGCAGAATTGTGCTAGGTGATTTAGCCAGTCAAACATATTACTTTTACGGGAAAGGTAAAAGTAAGCGTTTAACAAAACTAAAAAACTCTGACCTTAAAAAGTTTTCAGAATTGCCTGATTGGTCTTTTATATATGATGGTGCTGTGGTATCAGAACCTGTAAGACCAAAAGTAGTGGTAGTGAAAAAAGAAATAGAAGTACAGGCATTAGTTCCTCAAGGCACTATTAGAGAGACTAATATACATAGCTACGAAGATCTTCTTGTAACAAAATATCCTAATTTAACGTCTACGGATGTAAAAATCGCCATATACTATTTTATGCATTTAGTATTGGAGCCTAGCAATTTCTATAACCCTTCTGCTGAATCTTTTGAGAGTTATATGTATAGCGTTGTTGGTAAATCACATGGCTAAATATTTCAGTAAAAAATCTTCTGGTGAAGATGCTTCTCCAATCACTAAAGAAATGCTTAAACGCTGTATGCCAGCAAAAGTGCATGGAAACTTAAGTGATGAATTTGTATTAACTCTGAATAATAATATTACTGACCCTAATTTTAGAGAAATATACAGAGAAAATTTGCTTGGATTTACTGCCATACTGCAAGAAGGACGTTATAAACTGCAAAGTTACGTAGATGCTGTTAAGTTTGTAAGCTATAAACTCTTAGGATCTACAGACGTAAAAGCATATGCACAAACTTTTCCTGATAGATACCAAAGGTTGCTTGATGCTGGATCTGACAGTAAAACTATAAGCAGTTACGTCTCTGCGTATAAAAACAAGAATCAGATAGTTTCTAAAGTGTTTGAGCAGAGTATGATGCCTACACATATTATTAATGCTGATCTATTTCAAAAAGCTATTAATTCTCAAGCAGACCTAATGATCAATGCTAGAAGTGAGAAAGTACGTTCTGATGCAGCTAACAGCTTATTAACGCATTTGAAACCTCCGGAAACTAAAAAAGTAGAAGTAGATATAGGGGTTAATCAGGATAGCGGTATTAGTGAATTGAGAAAAGCTACACAGGAATTAGTCAGGATAGAGAAACAGAGGATAATTGATAAAACTCTTACTCCCCAAGAAGTAGCACAGTCTAAATTGAATAGGGCAGTTGAAATAGAAGATGTCTAATAGCCCAGTAGATAAGCCAAGTGCTGTATCTGATAAACAGCTGGAAGACTATTTATCTGAAGTAGATTATTACGAACTTAATCATAACTATATTCCATTAGATTTTGCTTTAGAGTTTATAGCTTTCGTAAAATTGGTTAATGGTTCCGAAGGAGAGGAAAACACTTCTCCTGTTATCCACATGGATATGTTGGATCAAGTAGTTAGTCATAGAGATAATTTATTCGTTAGTTTTCGTGGTAGTGCTAAGACTTCTGTACTGCATGAATATATGTTTTTATTTATAGCGGTTTATGGACATGTACCAGGATTCGGAAAAATAGATGTAGCTATTTATGTAAGTGATACCATGGAAAATGGTGTTAAATCTATGCGACAGAATTTAGAATTTAGGTATAAAAATTCTGAATTCTTGCAGCACTACCTTCCGGAAGATGGTTGTAGATTTACTGATTCAAGATGGGAATTTACAAATATTGACGGTAAGAAGTTTTGTATAAGAGGTTTTGGTGCAAGTACTGGTGTTCGTGGTTTTAAAGAATATGGTAAAAGACCTACTTGGTGTGGTCTTGATGATTTAATGTCAGATAAAAATGCAGAATCTCCTACCATAATTGCAGACATTAAAAAGATTGTATATAAAGCTGCAAGACAAGCTCTACATCCTGCTAAAAGAATGATGTTGTGGACCGGTACTCCGTTCAATAAGAGAGATCCGCTGTATGAAGCTGCAGGATCTTCTGGTTGGAATACTCGTGTTTATCCTATATGTGAAGAATTTCCTTGTGAAGAAAAAGATTTTGTAGGTGCTTGGGAAGACAGATTTCCATACTCTTTCGTAAAAGCCGAGTATGATAAATTGCTTGCAGATGGTGAAATTGGATCTTTTAACCAAGAACTTATGTTAAAAATAGTATCTGAAGATGATCGTTTAATACAAGATAGCGATATTCTTTGGTACTCCAGAGTTTCGTTGTTGCAGAATAAAGGTAACTATAATTTTTATATCACTACAGATTTCGCTACAAGTGAAGAAAGAAAATCTGATTACAGTGTTATATCTGTTTGGGCTTATAACAGTAATGGTGATTGGTTCTGGGTAGACGGTACAGTAAAAAGACAATTGATGGATAAAAACATAGATGACTTATTTCGTTTATGTTCTGAATATAGGCCACAACAGGTAGGTGTAGAGATATCTGGACAGCAGAAAGGTTTCATTTCCTGGATTAAAGGAGAAATGATGACTAGAAATGTATGGTTTACACTGGCTAGTGATAATAACGGCAATCAAGAAGGTATACGTCCTACTACAAAGAAAATTGTTAGGTTTAATCTAGTATTGCCATGGTTTAAGTCTAAGAAAATTTATTACCCTTCTGAGATGAAAACAACAAAGGAGGTAAGAGAGCATATAGAAGAACTAAGTCTAGTTACTATGGAAGGTTTTAAGTCAAAGCATGATGATGCAGCTGACACTATTTCAATGCTTGCCAGTCTTACTCCGTGGAAACCATCTGCTACAAGTACTATGACAAAAAACGCTGATAACGATGTATTTGCAGATGATATGGAAGATCCGGAAGATTCTGCTTTAGAATCTTACATTGTATAATAGTAAATATTATATATACTGTTGGCTAATTGCCTTGTAGGTTGTCATATGCTTCTTTCTGAAATCTTTAGTTACATCACTACTCTAGATTCTGCCAATATAAATATTGGCAATGATGATGGTGTGCTTTCTGGTAAATATTACACTAAAACTATTAATGCTGTTAACTTAGCCTTAATTGAGTTGTATACGCAGTTTCCTATAAAGAAACGTATAATGACAATACAGCTATATTCTCACATAACAGAATATTTTCTTGATTCCAAATATGCTGCAACAAATACTGAGTCCTCAGAACTTTATAAATACATAACAGACACCTCATCTAACCCTTTTTATAATGATGTTATACACGTAGATGTTATTTATAATGAGGTAGGAGAAAAGCTCTATCTCAATAAAGAAGATGAACCTTTATCGCTATACACTCCAGCTTTTAATATAATTCAACATCCATACCCTACAAACTCTAACGCTATTTTTGTTTCCTATAGCGCACTTCCACGAACAATAGAACAGACAGTAGATCCCGATACTTACGAAGTTGAGCTGCCGAGACAGGTCCTAAACTTATTTTTACTGTTTGTAGATCACAAGTTACTTGCTTCTGTAAATAAAGAAGCATCTACTAAAAAATTGAATGAATACATAGCTATGCTAGCTAAAGCACAAACTACTGCTTTATTTCTGGCTGATGAAACCGCTAACACGAAAATAGAGGCATTAGGATGGGAATAAACCATAATCCAGCCAACACTGGACAGATTGTAGACGATTACGTTAATACTGCTTACGATACTGTAAAAATCGTATCAGATAATATTGATGCGCTTATTAAGTTAGCCGGTTTAACTGGATCTCATCAAGCATCTGACAGTGAGCCCACTACTAGGCCTGATGGATCACCTCTAGAAAGTGGTGATATTTACTTTAATACAACTACCAGCGTTACTTATACTTGGAATGATACAAGTGATTCCTGGGTAGCTATGACAGATACAGCTGTAGTAGCTGAAACAGTAACAGTAGATGCAACAATGGCTAGTACCGGTACTATAACGTTGGTAAATAGTTATGCTGTTGGTGATAGTGGTATTAATGTGTTTGTACAAGGAGTTTTTCAGACTTCCGGTGTAGACTACACAGAAACTGGTGCACATACATTAGATTTTGGAGCTGATATATTAGAAGAAGGTGAATTAATCAGTGTTGTTATAGGTACTATTTTAACTGTAAGTTCTCTAGGAGCTTTAACGCATGAAACGCTATTTACAACCACAGCTTCTCAAGCTGCTGGTACTACAGGATTTACAGTACCTGTTTCAATAAGACCTTCCAAAAAATCTGATCTAAATGTTTACATACAAGGAGCAAAACAAGCTTCTACTGCCTATAATTATGCTTCTGTTACTGGGATAGTCACTTTTGCTGGAGAGTATCCTGAAGAAGGTGATGAAGTACAGATAATAAACGGTACTCTCATCAATTCAGTATCTGTAGCTCCTGCTGATGATGTGGAATATACACCCACAGGTGGTACAGCAACCACGATAGCAGCCAAGCTGGGTGAAACTGTATCAGTTAAAGACTTCGGTGCAGTTGGTGATGGGTTAACAGATGATACTGCTGCTATACAGGCTGCTATTAATTATTGCGACCTAGCAACAAGTGGACATTCAAACATACCTAACTCTAATACTGGAGGTAAAATATTATTTGATAACTCAAAATATGCAGTTGAGTCAGATTTAACAATAACCAGTGATAATATAACTCTCGAAGGAAGCGGTACAGGGACAACTTTATTGCTAAAAGATACAGCCAGTATTCTTGTTGGTGTGTGGACAGGGACAAAAACAACCAGTACAAATGTTAAAAGGTTTGTGCTCTCTGATATTAGGATCTCAACCAGCAGTAGCGAATATACAGGCAGTGTTATGGTTGATATTCAAAGGGCTGCTCACATCACATTCAATAATGTTTACATGCTAAACAATGTTGTAGACGGATCAACAACCCCTGTTACTGGACTAAAGCTACAGGGTGTTCAATGGTTAATTGCTAATAATTTATTAATCGAGGGTGTTACCAAGTATGGTATCCAGATAGAAAGCCTTGTAAATGATGAAGGTCATTATATATTTACAGGTGGTGGCAGTTTTGTTGGCAAAGAGCCAGTTACAGGTGCAGCTTGTTTATACGCAAATAAATCCGGCTCTGGAGCTGTGTTAACACATTGCGTGTTTAATGGAACTCATTTTGGATCGTTCCCCTCTGGTGGCACATCAGACACTTACGGAGTATATGCTAATAACTCTGTTTTTAATGATTTGTCTTTAAATGGTGTTTTATTTGAGCAACCAACTTACGGTATTTATTCCATTACTAATAATAGAATTAACCTTACTGATTGCGAGTTCTATGGGAACTCTATTACTGATACTGCTGTATTAGCAGACTCAGGACAAACCACTTACAGTATTAGGAATACTACATTTTTACAATTAACCTCTGCCTTTATGGCTACAGGGCTTAGATATATAAGTAATCTTAAATTTACTGGAGTAACTAACCTTCTTGCAAATGTTAATATCAACTTATCTTATGATGGAGATCGCGCATTAGGCTCTGGTAGCGGATTCTTAAAGAAAGAAGGCGTTCACACTGTACCAGCTTCCCCAACTAATCCCCAAGAAATAGTTTTAACAGGAATGTATCAGACTCCAGATATTGTACAAATTACACCTGATTACAACACTTCAGTAACTATAACAAGTATTGCAATAGACAGTATTCAATTTAATTTAGGGTCATTATCTGCGGGCAGAAAAGTTTATTGGAGAATAAAATGTCAAGATTAAATAGAGAAATATCATGTTAACAAAAGTAAAAGGTAGTGTTTGGGAAAGTCTCTTAGGCAGCTATTCAGCGGGTACACCAATTAATCAATAGGAAAATAAGATGGCTTTAACAAAAGTAACTGGCAGTGTTCTTGGTGATGTCACCGCAGACATAGACTATACCAATAGTGCAACTGATGCTGTAGAAAGAACCTTGCAGAGCAAGCTAGAAGAGACTGTGAGTGTCAAAGACTTCGGAGCAGTAGGTGACGGATTAACTGACGACACGGCAGCCATTCAGGATGCTATTAATTATTTAAGGGATAAAGCTACTTGGGGGTTTAAGTCCACAGGCGCTGGAAGAGTTATTGTCCCAGCAGGTATATACGCAGTAACGCGTATAACAAGAAAATCAGGAGTTTCGATTATAGGCGATGGATCACGATCTACATACTTTGTCGCGTTAGCTGAAACGGACACTGTTCCTTATGGAATGTTTGAAAACGAAGGCGGTGCTGTTGTTGGATCTCATCTTCAAGGATTTACAGCTTTGGGAGGTGCTACCGCAGCTTCTAGTACACCAGTTAATGCAAATCAGTGGGGACTGTATTCTCATGCACAATGGGATGATACTTACACTGATGGCGGTGAATGGTTTAGTAATCATGAAGATTTAGAGTTTAGGCATTTTAATTATGGTATCTGGTCGCGTGGTGGCTACACAAATGCACACTCACAAAGACCCCAGCAATTTATAACATTCAATAATGTTAGGTCGTTTGTCAGACCTGCGGGTGAAGCACTTAGACTTACAGGCCAACATGGGCAAATAAATTTTACTAATGGGGATTACTCAGGATTTCATGGTGGGTTATCTGATTTAAATGTGTTTATAGGGTTTGACCCAGACCCGTCAACTACTGCTGATAACTCAAGTGGTCATAGTGAATCTACATCTGATACATCTGGGGCAGGTAACGCAATAAGAACTCCTGCAAATGTTTCATTCAACGGTGGATTGGCAATACAGAGGTCGAATGCAGGTATATATGCAGAAGCTTGCAATAATATAAGTGTTGATAATGTGTGGTTTGAGTCTATTGGTGGTGCTATAGAACTTGGTTCGTCTGGAGCAATTGTGGTATCTAATTCGCGTTTCGCTAATGCAGGTGATGGAGATAGACTTGTTCCTGCATCAACTGATAACGGTTTCTTAGTCAAACAAGGGTCAACTTCTAAGTTGGAATGGGGTGCAGGTAACTTTATTACAGGCATAGCAGATAACTGGTTAGATCCATCTACAAACCTTACAAATATAGGCACATCTACGTTTCACAGGTCTATAGTCTCATCTAAAGATAAAATAGCAATAACCAACCCAAATGTAGTCACCGTTGGATCGTCTGGTGATATAAATACTAAAGGTCATGATTTTGCATTTTTAGCCGCAAACACAACAAGGTCTGTATTGCTAGCCACTATTGATAGCTACTTAACGCCTAGCGAAGAGTTGGTTTTGTATGCGTATGCAGGCGCTGTTACTATAACAAGCACTGATAACATAAGGCTTATGGCTAACGTGACAGAATTAACTATTGGTAAAGGCACATATGTCACACTAAAGCGTATACATAAATATTCAGGTAAAGAATGGCTTGTTACTTCATATATGAACGAATCACAATCCTCAGCTCCTAGTGATGCGTACTATTATTCTAAAAATACTATAATCGAAAATACAGGGGTTGAAGCAGGAGGTTCCCCTGGATGGATAGTTACTACAGAAGGACTGGCTGGATCTACAGCAGTATTTCAAGCTTTAGCTAATGTGACAACATAAAATGACAACAACGATAAAGTATATTTATGGCTAAAGATATTATACCTCTTGTAAATACAGAGATTACACCAGGATAATCGCACCAAGTATATAGATATGTAGTAAATTTTATGAGGTAATGTATGGTATATGCAATGATGTACAAACTATCTAATAAATCAAAAGAACGATTAGAAGGTGTTGATCCCAGATTAATTGCAATTAGCAACAGAGCAATTGAAATAACTAAGATTGATTTTGGTATACCTTCTACAGGCGGTTTACGTGCTGATGAAATACAGCATCAACTATTCCTCGATGGTAAGTCTGAAGCAGATGGTTATAAAAATAGAGGTAAGCACCAGGCTGATTTAAAAGATGGTTACGGTAAAGCATTAGATTTTTATGCTTACGTTAATGAATCAGCAAACTGGGAGTTAAAGAATTTAGGTCAGGTAGCCTGTGCATTCTTTCAAGCTGCTAGTGAGCTTGACGTTAAAATTAAATGGGGTGATCTATTCAAACATTGGACCGATGCTCCTCACATAGAGTTGGTGGATTAAGTTATGGTTACAAAAGTAAAAGGTAGTGTTTGGGATAGTGGTGATAATGGATTAGCCGTAAACGTAAAAGATTTCGGAGCTAAGGGCGATGGAGAAACTAACGATACGCTAGCTTGTCAAGCAGCTATAGATTCTTTACCTTCAACTGGCGGAGAGGTTTATTTCCCTCCAGGTAATTATCGAGTTAATTTAATTTTAACAAACGGCAATCAATTGGTGGGTAGCCATTCACACGCCTCAGCAAATAGTCAATATGTCACCAGATTGACAGCAGCGGTAGCGGGGTGGGTCATACAAACAAATGAAGCTGTAGATGTAGAAGGATCTAGCGTTAAAGGTTTTTCTATTCACGGATTAGGGGCATTATCTGGAACGGGTGGTATTAAAATACACGGAGGGAGAAAGAATTGGTTAAAAGATTTGGCATTTAATAATTTCTCTGACTCTGCAATCATGCTGCCTAAGTTTGGAGTAGATACAGCAACTACAACAGTTAATGGAACTGTGAGTATGGAACGCATTTTTGCTCAAAATTGTCTATTAGATGATCCTGCATCAGAGCAAGGAATAATTGATATTAATAATACTGATTCTAACTTATATTGGGTTGAAGTTGCCGGTAGAGAATCAAACGGAAATTTAATTGGTGTTAGGTATGGTAATTCTTCTGCTCACCATACAATGAATAAATGCCTACCTGAGTTTTGTGATATTGGAATATTACTGGATACAACATCTTCAGATATCGATATTTCTACAACAACAGTGGATAACTCTTATTTACAGGCTATTGTGAATCGAGGAAATAATAATAAATTCACTATGTTAAATTTAAGAGGAGCGAGTGTTAACAATTCAGCAGTATATAATGTTTTTGATCTCTCAGGATCGAGAAACAAACTAGTTGGTATAACTTATGATGATTTTAAGTCTATCGGATCTAATCCAGTCAATTTTATCAGCGAAACATTGAGCACATCTTCGCAGGAAGAAAAAAATGTAATTTCTGGGTGTTCAGCAAAGAATATTTCTGGAGTTCAGTTTACTTTTAGTTCATTATTTGGCGGTTCTTCCTTATCTGGGATACCAAAAGCAGCAAAACCTATTACAGCAGGAACGACTATAGATGTTGATAACACTAGTTTTGTTAGAACGGCATACGCTGGAGCTACAACAGTTACTGATTTTATAAATGAGTCGCCTGGTCAAGAACTAAAAATAATGAGTAGTAACACAAACACTACGATAGAACATAATTCGAGCTATGTTTTCACTAATACAGGAGCTGACAAAACATTAACAGCGAATAGAGTCTATACTTTTACAAACTATAGTGGCGTATGGTACGAGAGTATTTAAAAGCAGCATAATACAATGACATCAACAATAGAAAGTGAGTAGACATGAAACTTTGGGATATCGTTAAAACAGTCGGTTCAGGCATTATCAGTGCAACAGTACCTGGTGGTGCAGCTATTATTGGTGCAGTTAATGCTGTATTACCTGATGATAAGAAACTTCCTGAAAGTGCTACAGGTGAAGATATTAACCACGCTATATCGTCACTACCACCAGAAAGTCAGGTTGAAATACTTAATAAGGAATTTGATGTTGAGATTACTCAAATCAAAGAATCTAATTCCACGCTCAGAGCTATGCTTGAATCTGATGCACAAAATCCTCAATCAACTAGACCTTACATAGCTAAAAACTCTTTTCATGTTGTAGCTTTTGCTGTGATTGTATCTGTTTCAATATGGTCCTACGGTGTGTTATCAGATAATGATGAACTTGTTGAAACTGTCATGTCTGGTTGGCCTTTTATTCTATCAGTTATTGGACCGTTAGTTACTCTACTATGGTCTTACTTCGGAATAATCAAGCAAGAACATAAAGACCGTTTAAATGCTGCAAGTGGTAATGATGCACCATCCGGTTTAACTGGTATACTTTCAGCATTAATGAACAGACGGTAAAGGTATGAGTAATGGCTAAAATAAAAATAGTACCAGATTTTGCTACAAGAATGCGTCCAGACGGTGCAGGTAAAAACTCTGGGTGTACGATTGAATTGAGTGAGGAACTATAAGATGCCTGATACTGATATAGCTATTCTCAATGAGTCTATTAAACCTTTAACAGAGTGGGAAAATGAACCTTCTCTAGAAGATCTAAAAACAGATCTTACATCAGCTTCTGTTGATCATAATACTCAAGTATCTAAAATTAATGCGTGGTTAGATAATCTACATGTAACAGGTGCTGCCAAACCTAAAAAAATTAAAGGTAAATCCAGCATTCAGCCAAAACTTATAAGAAAGCAGGCTGAATGGAGATATGCTGCATTATCTGAACCCTTCCTCAGTACAGAAGATATTTATAATATAGACCCAGTAGCTTCTGGAGACAAAAAAGCTGCTATTCAGAATAGCATTATTTTAAATAATCAATTTAATACGAAACTGAATAAGGTAAAACTTATTGATGACACAGTTAGAGCAGCTGTAAATGAAGGTGTTTTAATATTTCGAACAGGTTGGGAATATCAAGATGAAGTTGTAGAGATAGAAGTTCCTGTAATTGAGTACACACCGAGTTTAGACCCTCAAGCATCTCAACAGGAAATGGAACTTCATCAGCTGATGGAACAATCTCCTGATGATTATGAGCAATTACCTGAAGAGGTGAAAGGTGCTCATGAACTTTTTATGCAATCTGGACAAGCCTATGTTGGTACTATAACTGGATATAGTTTAGAAGAAGACGTTAAAGTATTAGTTAATAAACCTACAGTAGAAGTTTGTGATTACAATAATATTATTATTGATCCTACTGCTAAAGGTGATCCGGATAAAATTCAATTTATAATATATGAGTTTGAAACATCTAAATCAGATTTAGAAAAATCTAGCGTAGCCTATACAAACTTAGACAATATTGTTTTAGATAGTGCCTCTCCTCTTGCAGCTTCTGATACAGCTAAAAGTGATGAAACTAATTTTACTTTCCAGGATAACCCAAGAAAGAAATTAGTAGCCTATGAATACTGGGGATTTTACGATATACACAATACCGGTAAAACAGTACCGTTTGTAGCTACTTGGGTAGGAAATACTTTAATTAGAATGGAAGAAAATCCTTTTCCGGATCAAAAACTTCCTTTTGTTATTATTTCTTATCTTCCAGTACGTAAATCTTTATATGGTGAGCCTGATGGAGAATTGTTAGAAGATAATCAAAAAGTTATAGGGGCTGTTACTAGAGGTATGGTTGATACTCTTGGTAGATCAGCTGCAGGACAAATTGGTATGCGTACTGATGCCTTAGACGTTACAAATAAACGTAGATATAACTCTGGTTTAGACTACGAATTTAATCCTAGTATAAATCCTGATCAAGCAATAATTAATCACGTATATCCTGAAATACCCAGCTCCGCACAGTATATTTTAGACCTTAATAATGCTGATGCAGAAAGTATGACTGGTGTTAAAGCTTTTCATGGAGGTATTTCTGGTAGAGCGTTAGGTGATAATGTAGGTGGTATTAAAAGTGCTTTAGATGCTACGTCTAAAAGAGAACTTGGTATTCTAAGACGTATTGCAGAAGGTTATAAACAAATAGGAAGAAAGATAATATCAATGAATTCTGAATTCTTATCTGAAACCGAAACTGTAAGAATAACGAATGAAAAATTTATTGATATTCGTAGAGATGACCTGGCTGGAAATTTTGATCTTAAGTTAAGTATATCTACTGCTGAAGCAGATAATGAAAAAGCTCAAGAACTATCTTTTATGCTGCAGACTGTTGGACCTAATACCGATCCACAGATGCTTTATATGATTATGTCTGATATAGCCAGATTACGTAAAATGCCAGAACTCGCTAAAAGATTAGAGAATTATGAACCACAACCAGATCCATTAGCGGTTAAAAAAGCACAGTTAGAAATTGCTCTACTGGAAGCACAAGTTTATAACGAACAGGCTAAAGGACGAGAGAATGCGGTAGATGTTGGATTAAAAGAAGCTAAGACTGAAACAGAACGAGCTAAGACCAGAAGTCTGGATAGTGATTCTGACAACAAAGACTTAGATTTTGTACAGAAAGAAGCTGGTGTACCACATCAGCAAGAGCTAGAAAAGAAAGATGCTGATAGATTAGCCAATCTTGATTTAAAAGCTGCAGAGAGTTTATTAAGAGGTCCATCTGGACCTACTCAGTAATACGGTATCGGGTAACCTTATAACCCTTAACTTTAACTATCTCGGAAGAGGACACACATATGTTTAATGCAGACCAACTAGAACAAGTAGAAATTTCTATTAAAGAAGCTAAGGAAAAAATAGCTTTAATGGATTCAGTGAATCGTCTATTAAAAAATAGAGATTTTAAAAAAGTAATAGATATAGGTTACTTAGAAAATGAATCTGTTCGTCTAGTACATCTTAAAGCTGACTTCAATATGCAAGATGATGCTAACCGTCAATATATTGAACGTGCTATTGATTCAGTAGGATTTTTCAAAACTTATCTAAGTACCATATATCAACAAGGTAATGCAGCTTTAGGTGCTTTACAAGGTCATGAAAAAACTAGAGAAGAAATTCTAGCCGATGATCTAGTCGGAGAACAATAATGGCTGATGAAACTACAGAAGATGCTGTAGAAGTACCTGATACCTCTACAGAAGAAGAACAGCAGCAGGAAACTGAAACAGAAGTTAATCCATTAGATATGGATGATGCTGCATTTGAAAACTTTCTTTTAGCTGAAGAAGTAGAAGAACCAGAATCTGAGGAATCTGAAGATAACGAATCTGAAAATGTAGAAGAATCCTCTGAGGAAGAAGAAACAGAAACTGCTGAAGAGGTTGATGATAACACGGAGCAGCAAGAACTTTCTGATGAGGATAATGATGCAGAAGAGACGCAGGAAAAAGATTTAGATGCATCCCCAGTAGATTCGAAAGAAGCTCTCGCTCAACTTTATGCACCGTTCAAAGCTAATGGTCATGAAATGCAAGTAGACAGTATTGAAGATGCTAGAACTCTTATGCAAATGGGAGCTAATTATAATAAGAAGATGGCAGGCATTAAGCCTAACCTTAAACTTCTTAAGATGTTAGAGAACAATGATCTACTAGACGAAAGTAAACTAAGTTATCTTATAGATCTTAACAAGAACAATCCAGATGCTATCACTAAACTTCTAAAAGATAGTAAAATTGATTTAGAAGAAATTGACATTGATGAAGAAAAGGACTATAAACCAAATACTTACACTGTAAATGATAAAGAAGTTGAGTTAGATGAAACTCTGAATGATATCAGAGACACAGAATCTTACACAGAGACTCTTAATATTATTAGCAATAAGTGGGATCAGTCCAGTAAACAGATGTTACTAGAGAATCCTGCAGGGATTAAAGTATTAAATGAACATGTTGAAATGGGTATTTATACTAAAATTGCTGCAGCTGTTGAAACTGAAAGAATGTTTAACAGAATTCCTGCAAGTATGTCTGATCTGGAAGCTTATAAATTTGTAGCTGAAGCAATCAATGCTAGAGGTGGTTTTGCAACCCAACCTCAAAGTAAATCGACCAGTAAAAATAAGGTAAGTAACGCAACGAAAAAAGTTGTAGACCCAAAGCTTAGTAATAGAAAGAAAGCTGCAAGCTC